TGTATGGGAAACATAGATAAGTACTCAAATCGCTATGGAAAAAAGGGAAATAAAATAGAACAACGCAAAGATTTAGTCAAAATAATGCATTATGCGCTCATTCAGTTGCACATACACGATAATATTGAGTAATGGTTACTTAAATATCACAGTCTTTAAGATTTAATTTGCATAAATATTCTCATAGTAACTTACAAAGAAAGGAATTACTATGGACGTACTTACAAGAGTCAGAGCATGGGCCGCAGGTCTAGCTGACGTAGGCGTATCGATTGCCGCATTAGCAATTATTATCGAAGTTCTAGGAATGGGCGTAATGCCGTTTATGGGCGACGTGTCAGTAATAAGCAATGTGTCAAGTATAATGGGTTCTCTAGGATCTGAAGGTCTGATTGGCTTAATCGCTATCTGGATACTATGGTCAATATGGGAACGAAAATAATAGTGTAACTATTATATCACAGTAGATATTTCAATTAATTATATTGTGTACTAATAGCTCTATTTGATTTATAATGATTAAATAGGGTTGCAGTTGATGAAGCAACTTGAAATCGGATCGGACCCGGGGGCGGTACCCGGCAGCTCCACCATAAGGATACTAAGATGAAGTTAGAAAAACTCCTACTTAAGTATGTAGAAAAGATATTTGGTAAGATCGAAGATCAAGTCAATTATCTAGGTGGCAAAAAGGACAAGGATTAGTATCTTTTTGATGGGGCTGAAATAGGATTGACGGACGGCGTAGGGAAGTGGAGACTGTCGGATGATCGCGTATAGATCAAAAACTACAAATGCAAACAATAACTTTGCACCATCTGGTTACGCCCTAGCGGCATAACACAGGGGGTTGGCGACTTACCTAGCAACAGAAAAGTCGCACTAAAAATTTAAAATAAGGACACAGAAATGAAAAAAATACTATTAACAGTTGCACTAGTCGGTGGACTAAGTAGTGCTGCATATGCCGGAGACATGGGTGTAACAGTATCCAGTGATTATGCAATTGAGGCCGAAAAATGGAGCTCCAATATAGCATATTCAAAATTAATAGCCGGTGTAACAGTTACTCCAGCTCTTGATTTTTCGTATTATGACAATGGAAAACCAGGCGGAGGCGGAATGTTTGATGGGTCTTCAATTGGTGCATCATATCCACTAAGCAGCAGTCTAACAGCTACTAGTAAATTAGGCATAACAAACAAATGGAAATATGAAGAACTAACAGTAGGACTTTCTTTTAGTTTTTAACTTATAGTGTAGTGGCTTAATTCACTCGCGGGGGTCTATGGTTAGCCCCCATTATAACAGAGGAATATAATGACAGCAGAACAGTTACAGCATTACATCAAACACTATAAAATTCATGAAGAAAATCATGTATGTACAAATGATAGAAATGCCTACTGGGAAAGCTATTTTGAAAAAGAAAATTATGACAATACAAGTATCACAAAATAAACTTAGTAATGAACTTAAAGAATTCTCTAGTAAGATGGAAAAAGGTTCAGCCACTTCTCGAGAATCATACATGTATGTTATGAGAGCTTTCTTAGAAATAGATAAACTATTTCATGAAAATATAAAGCTTCAACATCAAATTACACAATTAAAGGAGGTGAAGATATGAAACTACCAGATAATTTTTGGTATTGGACTTCGTTAGTATTTCTATGCTTAGTCGTATATGCAATAGCAATTATATAAATTGGCAACATTTATAAAAAGAATGAGAAATAACAATAGTTATTTCCCTTCTGACCATATTCATCCATTGCAGATATTAGAGAATATGAATCATCCAATGATTCCTAAAATTGTATCATATGATAATGAAACATATACATGCGAACGTATTGAAGGACTATCTTTGGCAGAGTATGTTAGAAAAAATAGAGATGCAGCATTTGCTTTAAAGGTTATACAAGATGTTAATAACTTTATGTATGATTTAACTAAATTTACCAAGGTTGATAAAAGTGGGCAGGAATTACAATTTTCATGTGAAGATATACATGAAGCTAATATGATAGTAACAGAAAATGGTAAACCATATATTATTGACTTTGATCAGTTTGGCTATTATCCTTCTTATACAATTTTCAAACTATTACAAAGCGCCAATTATAGATTATGTGATTCAATTAGATCTGCATTATTATTAGCAGATACTGATCATATAGAAAATATAAAAAATTCATATAAAAACCGCATAGAAAAACTAGAAACAAAGCTACTAGAGTTTGTAGAGTAAGTGTAACATTTTTATTACATAACTAACTATATACAAATAAAATGCAAATTAGCTGTTTACATATGATGAGTACCGTGCTATAATAAACCTATCAGATAAAAAAGGATATATAATGATAATAGAAAATATGATATACTTAACGATAGGTTTTCACGCTGGTGTAGGACTTGTAATGATAATAGATTTACTTTATAGGAGCTACAAATAATGACACATGCAGTAGAAACAATGGCATATGCCGGTGAACTCCCATGGCATGGCCTCGGTGTACCGGTATCGAATGAATTAACTCCGGCAATGATGCTAGAAAAAGCAGGTCTTGATTGGACTGTAGATGAAATACCATCATTTGTAGAGCATAACGGAACACAAGTTCCGACTGGTCAAAAATCTCTTGTAAGATCTACTGACTCTAAAATACTCACAAACGTTGGTCAAGGCTGGCATCCAGTACAAAATACACAAGCTTTTGATTTCTTTAATGAGTTTGTACTATCAGGCGATATGGAAATGCATACTGCTGGTTCACTTAAAGGTGGTCAGATGGTATGGGCTTTGGCAAAAATAAAAGAGTCATTTGATATCTTTGGTGAAGATACAATCGAATCGTTCCTATTGTTCTCAAATCCACATCAATATGGCAAAGCAATTGATATTCGTTTTACGCCTATTCGTGTAGTATGCAATAATACTCTGACTCTATCACTTGACACAGAGTCTTCGAGATCTGCAAGAAAAAACCATAGAGTTGAGTTTGATGCAGACGGAGTAAAAGAAACTCTTGGTCTTGCACATGAAAAGTTTGCTCAGTACAAAGAAATGGCTTTACATCTTGGTTCTAAAAGAGTTACAGCTGAAGCACTTATTCAATATTACAATGATGTGTTTCCAAGCACTTCACGTAAAACCGGTGACAAAGAACCAGTCATTGCATATAGTGATTTATCTAAGAATGCTAAACTTTGCTATGATGCTCTTGAAGTACAACCTGGTGCACATTTTGCCGAAGGTTCTTGGTGGCAAGCTCTGAACTCAGTGACTTATGTGACTGATCACGTTCAAGGTAAAAATGCTGAAAACAGATTGCATAATCAATGGTTCGGTTATAATCAACCACGAAAAGTAATTGCAGCTAACAAAGCTGTAGAGTATGCGAATGCAGCTTAAGCCTGATTATCTAACATCAGAAGATAGAGTGACGTCGGTTAAACTTAACCGCGTCCTCGACATTATCAGTGGTCTCAATGAAGCAATGATTGAGCGAGTAAAAGAAGCAAAAAAGCTTACTGATATATTAGAAAAAGAACTACAAAATAAAGGACTGTAACATAAAAGTTACAGTCCCATTAAAATTCACTTAAAATTAAATTAACTGTGTACATATCATATGTATTGTGCTATAATGTATCTATATTAGAAAAGGATATTATTATGAAATACGTTGTTAAAACTCAATACATGGAAAACTACGGCTGGGTCGATGGAAAAGAAGCCTGGAAAATGAAGTTCGGATCGGACTACTGTGTACACGATGTAGATAGCCACACGAATGCAATGGCATTTGTTGCTGAAAAGCTATGTTTGAACCAACCTGGTTTTTCTATCGAATGGCCTGCAGAAGTAACACTATACGATTTATATGATGATAGTGGTGACTGTAGACCACTTGAACATGTCAGCCCCGATACTCATAATTTGTTCCGGAAATGATACTGTAGCCATAATTGAAAACATATAAATAAGAGCGAGAGGATAGTAAATGACTCAGCACTTTGTGAAAATGACGATAACAGACTTTCGTAAAAATGAAAACCGCGTATTAACTTTTTTAGAAAAAATTAAATCCGGTGAAACATTTGGTACTGTTAACAAAGGCTCTAAAGTTACTATTGCTATAGAAGAGTATGATGAAGTTATGGTATTCTTACAGGCGGATGGTGGAAAATTTCCAGCAGCGCGTTCCTCAACGTATGTTAAAACATCAAACGGTAGGTTAAAGATTCCAAATGACTTTACAAAAACTGGAGATTTAGGCGGCGGCGGTAAAGGTTCCGGTTATGCCGCTGAAACTTTAGCGATGAATGATTTTAATAAAAAGTTAGAAACACTTCTTATGCAACTTAATCAAAGCTCAGTACCTTTAATAGTTGGCCAACCACCGCGTACCGTTGAATGTGCAAAAATGGTAAAGACTGAAGGTAAGTATAATGGTAAAGATCCTAAATCTGATATGACTATTGTTGATGTCTCAGGTAAACCAGTTGCATACATATCACATAAAGCCGGTCGTAATGCATCTAGTTATCAGCAATATGGTGGTGTATCTAAAGCTGCATTACCGAGTACGTATCATAATAATTCAGAAATTAAAACGTTTATGGATAAAGTATTAGAATTAAAACCAGAAGGTCTTCTTCCTACTAACTCATTCTATAGAAAAATTAAAGATAAAAAATTAGCATCAATTTCAGTTTACGGACCTCTTTTTGGCGGCAAACCTGGAATTTCCAACGTTGACGAATTTCACCTTGGAAATATGAATTTATATGCAAAAACAGCAAAGAAATATATAATTAAATCTATTCATAAAGGCACAAACGGTGATGTGCTAACAGGGGATTACACACCAATTTTGTTTATTCGTTATAATGCAAGGGTGGCCACAGCTGCTGGTGTATCAATTCCATTTGCAAGAGTAGGAATATTTAATATGGCCAAAGTGCCTAGAACTAGTAAAGAGATTTAATGGAAAGTTTTAATCAACATATAACAGAACAAAAGAATACACACATGACTCATATCGAAGATAAGGTTATCTACGGTGGGGTTAATGGTACACGACAAGCCATACTCGCTCTGCGTGAATTAAGAAATATGCTCGGAGGAGAAAAAGATGGAAATGTGTCTGTTAAATGGGACGGCGCTCCTGCTATTTTTGCTGGTATTGACCCGAGTGATGGTCAGTTTT